TCTTCAGACCGATCCGCGCACCCTCGACCGCCTCCCGGGTGCAGCGCCCCGGACGAGGAAGACGACGTTCAACTCGGCCGTGTAGCCGCCCGCTGTCGGTACCGGGCGCTACGATCCGGGCCACCAACGTCCTTGGGGGGACCATGCGCCGTCGCACCATCCTGATCATCGCCGTCGCCGTCATCGCCGCAGGTATCGCGTTCACCGTCTGGCGGATCAACACCCCGTCGTACGGCACGATCGCCAAGGACTGTGCCCGCGCGCTCGCGAAGCATCTGCCGGAGTCGAAAGCGGAGAAGCCGTCCGAGTGCGACGGACTGAAGGACGACGACTACATGGCGTTGTACATGAACCAGACCATGGCCAATGAGGGCTGGCTGGACGAGAACGGGGACCTCGACGAGCGGAAGATGCTGGAGAACACGCTCAACGACTAGCCGCACGCGAGAGGCCCCGCCGGATCGGCGGGGCCTTCGTCGTGCGGTGGGTTACTCGTCTGCCGTGTGGCAGATGCAGGTGCACAGGTTCGGGTAGATCGGTTCGTCGTCCTCGGTGAACTGCCGGTTGTAGTGCGGGCAGCAGCAGCCGTCGCTCATGTGGTCGGCTCCTCGCCGCGCGCGCTCGCGTTCTGTCGTGCCCGGTGCTTGCGTACGCCGTCCTCGTCGTACGGCGCGTCCACCCCGATCTCCGAGTGGATGCGCTGGTACACGCCGTCCTCGATCAGCTCAATGTCGAGCTCCTCCCACGGGGTAGGCCCGACGAGCGGCGTGAGCGTCTTGATGCGCCCGACGAACCAATCGCAGTGCATCGACCACTGGCCGTTGATGGCGGCGCGGCGTGCGGTCTGGAGATCGGTCCACAGGCAGGACAGTTCCTCGGCCAGGGCCGCGCGTAGGGTCTCGGTCTCGCTCATCCGCTCTCCTCCTCGCTGCTCACCGGGCGCACCGGCTCGCCTGCTGGTGGGTCGGCGAGCTCCGGCGGCTTGCGCCCCTGCCGGAACCCCACGTCGACGATCAGGTAGCAGAGCCGGAGTTCGTTCGCGTCGGGGTACTCCTCCCGGATCTCCGCGACCCACTGCGGCTGCCGGGCCTCGGCGGTCGCCGCGAGGTTCCTGACTCGCTCCATCGAGAGGGCGGCCACCTCGGGGGAGATGCCGGTCAGGTCGATCGGCTCGGGCTTCGGCAAGGCCTGGGTCACCTGCTGGCGAGGCGTAGCGGTGGCGGGGTGTGGCTTCTTCCCGGCGCTCAGTTCCTCGACTTGCTGGCGGAGGGCCTCCAGTTCCGCCTTCTCCTTCAGCCGCCTCAGGTGTTCGCGGCTCCATCCGGTGACGCGGGCGACGTCGGCCTGCTTCACGCCGTCGCGCTGGAGGAGTACGACGGCTGTCTCCTGCATCTCGGCGCGGACTGTGTCGAGGGCGTCGGTCGCCCGCTTGTAGCGCTGGGCTACGTCTTCGAGGTCGCTCATCTCGGTCATGGGGTCATGGTTGCACGTGGCCTACGTGTACGCCAATCCCTACGGCCAATGCCAACACGGTTGACAATGCCAACAGAGTTGGCCATGATGAGTTACGTAAGCATCGCACCGAGGGGGACAAGATGAGGCACACCAAGAACGAGACCAGCACCCAGACCCTCACCCGCCTCATCAAGGCCCTCGACCGCCGCCAGCCGGTGACCCTGACCTACGTGAAGGCGGATGGGACGGAGACGATCCGCACCGTCGAGGCATATGACCTGGTCGTGAGCAGCGCGGGCGACATCCTCCTGAAGGGCATGGACCGCGAGACGGGCGAGGCTCGCTCCTTCCGCGTCGACCGCATCGTCAGCTACTCCACCCACCGGACCTCGTACCTGGTCGCCCGCCCCGCCGCCGACGAACCCAAGACCCGCGTAACCGCCGGTCTCGCCACCGTCACCGTCCTCTACCCCGTCGACTGCCCCGCCACCACCCGCGTCCAGCTGCTGGCCGACGCGCTCGCTGCCTAGGAGCCGACCATGCTCGCCTACCCCTACGCCGAAGGCCAGACCGTCACCTACCACGGCTCCCACACCGAACGGCACGGACGCACCTACCAGGCGTGGCTCTGCCGCTGCCGTCACGCGCACGCGGTCGAGCAGCCCCGGTTCATGCTCAGCGATCCCGACACCAACCGGGCCGTGGCTTGGCACGTCCGGCCCACGTCACTCACACCCGCCTGACCGAACGGAACGCCATGCTGAACCCGCTCATCCGCTGGGAGCCCGGCACCCTCGTCCGCTACCACGGCAGCCACCCCGACCTGTGCGACGGCATCTACAAGGTCCACCCCTGCACCTGCCTGCGCTGCGACGACCCGATCCTCGGAACCGTCCGCTACCAGCTCGTCGACGGAGCAGGGCGGACCGTCGTGTCCTGCGTCCGCGCCCGCTCCATCACACCCGCCTGAACGATCGACAGGAGCACCTCATGAACTTCCGCGACGCCATCAACACCGCCATCGCCGACCTCACCCCGCAGCCCTGGGACTACACCATGGCTTCCGGCACCACCCTCCGCGTCATCCCCGCCGGCCTCCGCGCCGACAAGGGCGAAGCCGAGGTACTCATCCGCATCACCCGCCCGGACGCCACCGGCCTCTACGAGTACGGAATCACCGGCCCGGACAGCCGCGGCGTCGCCGAGGTCGGCGTACCCACCGCCGTCCTGACCGGCCTGATCCAGGCGCTCACCGATCAGGAAACCTGGGAGGACAACACCCTGATCGCCGGTGCTCTCTTCGTGCGCCCGGACGTCTCCGGTGTGGCCGTGACCGTGACCGAGATCCATTCCGTGGAGCGGCAGGAGGAGGCGTTCGCCAGTCTGCCGGAGGCGCAGCGTCTGCCGCTCGCGTCCGCACTGCGCCGCGCCCTGGACGTCGCCCGCAGCTGGGAGGACTGACCGCCCGACGCCCGTTCGGTGGCCCGCTCCGATGTCGGGCCACCCTGACCGCCCGACACGACAGGTTGACTTCCTCCCCCTCCTGAAGGAGGGGGATTCCTACGGCTCGCGCTGTAGGGGTTCCTGCTTCAACGCCGACTGCCCGCCAGGAGAACTCCCTTGAGGTCTTACACCAGCTCCACAGGCCGAGACGGCCAGCCCGGCCGCCTTGATGTTGCGTGCCGCGTTGATGTCGCGGTCATGCGTGGCGCCGCAGTCACACGTCCACTCACGGACGTTCAGCGGCATCTTCGCCGCGATCGTGCCGCAGGTTCCGCACAGCTTCGAGCTGGGGAACCAGCGGTCAATCACGACGAGTTCGCGCCCGTACCAGGCGCACTTGTACTCCAGCATGGAGCGGAGTTCCGTCCACGACGCGTCGGAGATGGCGCGCGCCAGCTTGTGGTTCTTCAGCAGGTTGCGGACGGTGAGGTCCTCGATTATGACCGTTTGGTTCTCACGGACGAGTCGAGTAGTGAGCTTGTGCAGGAAGTCGCGGCGCCGGTCGGCGATCCGCGTGTGGACCTTGGCGACCCGCTTGCGGGCCTTCTCCCGGTTCGCGGAGCCCTTCGCCTTCCGGGACAGTTCCCGCTGCGCCTTCGCCAGGCGGGCGCGGTCGCGGCGTTCGTGCCGGGGGTTGGTGACCTTCTCCCCGGTGGACAGGGTCACGAGGCTGGTTATGCCCGCGTCGATACCGACCGCGTTCGTCGTGGCCGGAGCCGGAGCAATGCGGTCATCGCACAGAAGGGAGACGAACCAGCGGCCCGCTGCGTCGCGGGACACGGTCACCGTCGTCGGGGCGCTGCCCTCCGGGAGCGGACGCGACCAGCGGATGTCCAACGGCTCCGCCATCTTCGCCAGTGTGAGTTGCCCCTCGCGCCACTTGAAAGCGGAGCGGGTGTACTCGGCCGACGCGCGGGACTTCTTCCGGCTCTTGTACCGGGGGTACTTGGCGCGCCTGGCGAAGAAGTTCCCGAACGCCGTCTGAAGGTGGCGCAGCGCTTGTTGGAGCGGGACGGAGGGCACCTCCGTCAGGAAGGCGAGTTCCTCGGTCTTCTTCCACTCCGTCAGTGCGGCCGACGACTGCACGTAGGAGACGCGGCGCTGCTCGCCGTACCAAGCGCGGGTGCGCTCCTCCAGCGCCTTGTTGTAGACGAGGCGGACGCAGCCGAACGTGCGCGACAGCTCTACTGCCTGCTCGTCCGTGGGGTAAAAGCGGTACTTGAAAGCCCGCTTGACCTGCTGCGTCATGCCTCACATTCTATCAGCCCCCGTGTGAGCCAAGAGTGTTGGCCGGTGGCCGGTGGACGCCGGTCCGCCCTGACGGCGAACCGGCTTTGCCTGCCCTGCTCCGCAGGAGCTTCGTTTCCTCCCCGCCCTAAAGGACGGGGTATCCACGAAGGAGAGCACCTGATGAACCACATGCTGAAGGACTGCACCGCTACCGAACTCGCCGACGCCCTCGACGCCATGCAACACCATCCGCACAACACTGGTGGCCTCTCCATGCTCGACGAGGCCACGCTGGAATTCGGCTGGCGCTACGACACCGTTGGCCCGGCGCAGCAGGCGTTCGCCAACGCCAGGCACGCCCACATGCGGTCGTACAACACCGACCACGGCCTCCCCGCCGACGAGGCATGGGGTGCAGCCATGGACGCCGCCCGACATCTTGCCGCCGCGCTCCGCCCCTTGGGCGATGCCCGCATTCCGAGGTGCAAGGCGCAGGCGGGCTGGGGGACTTGCAACATTGGACTCAAGGCCGATGGGCGCTGCTCCGCCGAAGGTGAGCACATCACCACCGCCTGACCCCGCGTACGCCGAAGGCCCGCCCCCACCCGGGAAGCGGGCCTCTCGCCACCGCCTACCGAAGCAAGGACACTGAACCCATGGCCCTCATCGACGACATCGAGTTCTACGGCCGCGCCGCTGACGCCGAAGCCCGCGACGCCGCAGCCGCAGCACTCGCCGAAGCCAGCGGGGGCGGACTCACCCTCGTAGGCGCCGAGCGGGCCATCGACGACTGGGCGGGCACCCGCGCCCGGCTCGAACGCCAGCACGCGGACACCGTCGACTCGCTGCGCGCCCTCCGTAACGGCAAGCCCGTACCTGAACATGTGCAGCGACATTCGCGGGAGGACGCCCTGTGGATGACCCGCCGACAGCCGGACACCGACTGAACCACCCGGTACGCCAGAGGGCCCGCCCCCGATCGCCACCGACCCGGGATCGGGCCCTCTCGCGTGCGCAGCCGCCGTCCAGTTGCGCGCCGTCGTTACTATCACAGCATGTCAACCGGTAACGAAAGGCGGTGACCGTCATGGCCTCAGCTTCGGATGGCGACCGTCATGGCGTGCCGCGGTGTGGCGGGCGGAAGAAGCAGGGCGAGGGGACGTGCACGCAACCGGCGGGATGGGGAACAGATCATCTGGGCGTCGGGAGCTGCAAGCTGCATGGGGGGTGTACTCCGAACCAGGTGGCGGGCGCAGTGCGGCGGTTGGCGGAGACTGGGGCCCGCGCCCTCCTCGCCGAGCTCCATGTCGCACCAGTCGAGGACCCGCTTCAGGCGCTACTCAAAATCGCCGGTCAGGTCCTTGCCTGGCAGGAGGCGACGGCCAGTCTCGTCAACGAGCTGGAGGAAGTCCGCTACGAGGGCGCGACTGGGGCGGAGCAGTTGCGTGCCGAGGTTGCCTTGTACGAGCGGGCGATGGACCGGGCGGTGGCTGTGCTGTCGGCGATCGCCCGTCTGAACATTGAGGAGCGGTTGGCCCGGGTGACGGAGCGGCAGGCGGACGCGGTGATCGACGCGATCGATGCGGCTCTCGCTACTGCGGGTGTGACTGGGCAGGATGCGGCGCGGGCGAAGCAGGCTGCGGCCCGTCACCTTCGGTCCGTGTAGGCCGCCGGGTGAACGCGCTCACGCTCGCCGCGGGCCGCCTGGAGGATCAGGCGGAAGAGGCTGCCGTCGCGGAGCAGTACATCGATGATCCGGGCTTGTGGGCGCTGGAGAAGCTGGGCACGCATCTGTGGTCGAAGCAGGTGCAGATCGCGGAGTCGGTGCGCGATCATCGGCAGACTGCGGTGCAGTCCTGTCACGGTGTCGGGAAGTCGTTTCTGGCCGCGCAGTTGGTGGCGTGGTGGTTGGACATTCATCCGCCGGGTGAGGCGCGGGTGGTGACGACGGCTCCGACCGGGGATCAGGTGAAGGCGATCCTGTGGTCGGAGATCAATGGGGCGTTCGCGAAGGCGGAGTCGCGGGGCCGGCCGTTTCTGGGGCGGATCAATGAGACGGATTGGAAGCTGGGGAAGCGGCTGATTGCGTTCGGCCGGAAGCCGTCGGACTACAACCCGCACGCTTTCCAGGGCATTCACGCCAAGTACGTTCTTGTGATCTTGGATGAAGCGTGCGGGATCAACAAGCAGTTCTGGACGGCGGCGCGCGCGATCGCGACGGGCGAGCACTGCCGGATCCTTGCCGTCGGCAACCCTGACGATCCGGGTACCGAGTTCGCGCGGGTCTGTTCCGGTGGCCGGTGGAACACCATCAAGATCTCCGCGTTCGACACCCCGAACTTCACGGGCGAGGAAGTGCCCGACGAGTTGCGGGAGATGCTCGTCAGCCACGCGTACGTGGAGGAGATGCGGCTGGAGTACGGCGAGGAGTCGCCGACCTACATCTCGAAGGTGCTGGGCGAGTTCCCGTTGGATGCGGAGGACGGGGTGGTGCGTCTGTCGAAGGTGCGGGCTTGCTGCCGGCCCCGCGATGTCCCGTGGGCGCCGGAACAGTTGGTGCCTGTCGAGTTGGGCGTCGACTTGGGTGCGGGCGGCGATGAGACGTGTATTCGGGAGCGGCGTGGTGTGGTGGTGGGCCGGGAGTGGCGGTTCCGTGAGCGGGATCCGAAGAGGACGGCGGCCCGGATTGTTGAGGCGATCAACGAGTCGCAGGCCGAGGTGGTGAAGGTGGACGCGATCGGTATCGGCTGGGGGATGGTCGGCATGCTGCAGGAGAAGCAGTCGCAGGGGCTACATCGGGCTCATGTGGTGGGGGTGAATGTGTCGGAGTCGTCGACGAGGCCGGATCGGTTCAAGAATTTGCGGTCGCAGATCTGGTGGGAGATTGGCCGGCAGTTGTCGGAGGATCAGGCGTGGGACATGTCTGGGTTGGAGGAGTCGGACCGGGAGCGGTTGGTGTCGCAGTTGACGGCGCCGAAGTACACGACGGACTCGGCGGGTCGGACGGTGGTGGAGCCGAAGGATGAGACGAAGAAGCGGATCGGCCGGAGTCCGGATAACGCAGATGCCCTGCTCCTAGCCTTTTACAGCGCGGGAGTCCCGCGGATGAGGTGGTTGCCTTGAGGAAGTGGAAGGTTCTGCCTCCGGTGCGTGCGGGTGTGGTGGGTTCTGTGCTGCTGGTGGCGGCCGGTCTTATGCTCATGTGCATCGGATTGCACATGATCTATCCACCAGTGGGTTGGATGGCCGCCGGTCTCGGGGTGTGGTACCTGGAGTCGCGGATCTTCGGCACCCGCCGCGAGTAGGAGGCCCTCGTGCCCCGGACCCTGTTCAGTGACCTCGCCAACGCGGTGACGACGTTCCGCAACAAGGCCCCCGTCCCCTATGTGGCGGGCGGCCGGTCTCGCGGTCTGATGCTGCCGTCGGTGTCGCCTGCGGGGATGGAGGCGCAGATGCGTGCCGCCGGTTCGGTGGGCACGCTGTTTGCGATCGTCGACCGGATCATCACCGCCTACAGCCAGGTGGAGTGGCATCTGTACAAGTCGGCGAAGTCGGGGCGGAAGGAGGACCGGGAGGAGGTCACGGATCATCCGGCGCTGACACTGTGGCAGTCGCCGAATCCGTTCATGACGGGCCCGGCGTTTCGGGAGACGACGCAGCAGCATGAGGAGCTGACTGGGGAGCAGTGGTGGGTGATTGTTCCGCATGAGCGGTTGAACATGCCGGGCGAGTTGTGGCCGGTGCGTCCGGACCGGATGGAGCCGGTGCCGGATGCGGAGGAGTATCTGCTGCGGTATGACTACCGGGCTCCGGGTGGCGGTGTGATTGAGCTGGGCCGTGAGCAGGTGGTGTTTCTGCGCAGGCCGAATCCGCTGGATCCGTACCGGGGTATGGGTGCGGTGCAGACGATCATCGCAGACCTCGAAGGGTCCAGGCTGGCGGCGGAGTGGGTGCGGAACTTCTTCTACAACTCGGCCCAGCCGGGTGGCGTGATCGAGGTTGATCACAATCTGACGGATCCACAGTGGGACGAGTTCCAGGCCAGGTGGGCGGAGTCACACCGCGGTGTCAGCAACGCGCACCGGGTGGCGATGCTGGAGAACGGCATGAAGTGGGTGGACCGCCGCTTCACCATGCAGGAGTTGCAGCTCACAGATCTGCGCAAGGCGTCCGGCGAGATGATCCGGGAGGCGTTCGGGTTCCCGCGCCCCATGCTCGGCACGGTCGACGACACGAACCGCGCGAACATGGAAGCCGCGGACACGATGATGGCGCGCTGGCTGTCGGCGCCGCGCCTGGAGCGCACGAAGCAGGCATTCAACACGCGGGTGCTGCCGCTGTACGGGCCGCTCGGCCGCGGTTACGAGCTTGACTACGACAACCCGGTGCCTGCGGACGTGAAGACGGATGCCGAGGTGCTGGCCGCGCAGGCGGGTGCCGCGCGGGCGCTGGTGTCTGCGGGCTATGACCGGGCTGCGGCGGCGCAGGCGGTTGGCCTGCCGGAGATGTCGTTCGATGTGGACCGTGAGTTGTTCTCGTCGATTGCCCGTGGTGCTCCATCGTTGGGGCCGCTGATGGTGACGATGCTCGGCTACAAACTGCCGGACAACTGGCGGGATCTGATGCCGAATCGGGGGCCGGAACCTGCGGGGCCGGCTGCCGCACCGTCGAATGCGTGGGGTGAGGCGGTCGCGGGTCTGCTGGGTGGCGGGGTCGCCGAGATCGAGAATGCGCCGCGCCTCGGGGCGAATGCGGCGCCCCGGTGGGCGCTCACTGCGGCGGTCGAGGATGGCGAAGGGGAAGAGGGCGAGGAGGAGGGCGAGGTGGAGGATGGCGATCCGGTCCGTCGGCAGTTCGAGACTGCGCTTGAGGATCTCCTCGACGGCTGGGTGCCGGTGGAGGACGCGTGGGTGGACGTCCTGGGGGATGCGGTTGAGGCGGCGGTGGATGACGAGGATGCGGGTGCGCTCGGTGCGTTGAGCGTGGACTCGGAGGAGGGTGCGGCCGTGCTGCGCCGGGCGCTCGCCGGCATGGCGAAGGCTGCGGCGGATCGGATGGTGGCGGAGGCTGCGGAGCAGGGCGTGGAGGTGGACACGCCCGAGCTGGAGGCGGGCGTGTCGAATCGGGTGTCTGTGGCGGGGATCCGGGCGGCGTACGGCTCAGAGTTGGCGGCGGTGGCTGTGGCGACTGCGGCGCTGCTGGGGTCGGAGTTGGCGCGGTCGGCTGCTACTGAGGCGCTGCGCTTGTTCACGCCGGGTGCGGTGGGCCGTCAGGTTGCGGACGGCGTGAAGTCGTTCCTGCGCGGGCTGAAGGGGCGTTTCAAGAAGGATCAGCTCGGTGGTGCGTTGCATCGGGCGCAGAACACGGGCCGGATTGCGGTACTGGAGGAGGCGCCGACTGCCCGGTATGTGGCTTCGGAGCGTGGGGACCGTAACTCATGTCAGCCGTGCAAGGACGTCGACGGCACCGAGTTCGACGACTTGGATGCGGTGCGGGCCGCGTACGGGACGGGCGGCTATCTGCGGTGCGAGGGCGGCATCCGCTGCCGGGGGACGGTTGTGGCCGTCTGGGAGTGAGCGCGCCCGCGTCCGGCCTGTCGGTGTGTCGTCACGTGGTGTGCAGCCAGAAGCCATCTGGGTCGAAGTGCGCTGGTACCGGGCTCACGGTGAACCGGTGCAAGCATGCGCCCAAGTCGATCTCCAGCAGCCCGCCCGGACCTTGGTCGTATGTAGACCACACGACATGTTTCGCGGGTATGCCGCATTCGGGGCAGCCCGGGTAGTGCACGGACTCGCCGCCGTCGGCCAGCTGGTCGAGTCTTTCCGTCCGGATGTACTCGCGGCGGTTTTCCAGTGCCTTGTCGAAGGCGGTGGCCCGGTCGGGGTCGAGCGAGATGCGCCCGCTCATGGGGTGGGCTCCTCGTCCTGCGCTTCGGTCGTGGTGCGCCATGCCGGGTCGGTCCACTCGTATCGGCGCACAGAGTCCGGCGGCATGCCGAGCGGCTGCTCTTCCATCTCCTCGCGTACGGCTTTCGCGTAGTCGGCTGCGGCGATGAGTGCGGCGCCGAGTTCGCGGGCCTCCTCGTTGGTGAGGAAGCAGAGGTCGTCGGCATGGAGGTAGACCTGTCCGGTGCCGTTGACGGTTTCGGGTCCGACGATGGCGCCGTCGTCGCCGAGGATGCTGGCGTACGCGTAGTTGCTCACGGCGTGGACTCCTCGCCCGGATCTGCGAGATCGGCGGCGTGGCTCATCCCTCGGATGAAGTCGGGTGAGGCCGGGCTGCCCGGCACGTCAGCCTCGTCCCGCTCACGGCGAATCTCGCGTGCGACCTCGCGGGCGATGACGTCGTACACGAGCTGCCGGTGGTCGTGCAGGGGATAGAAGCCGAGTTCCTTGCGTAGGATGGCCCAGGCGCGGCTGACGGGCTCGGGTTCGTTGAGAACGTCGCGGAGTTCCCTGCTCATGTGGTCGACTCCTCGGGTGTGGGGATGATCGCGGATGGGCATCGACCTTGGCTGCATTCGTACGAGCAGCACGTCAGGCCCATGCAGCGGCCGGGACGGCAGTGCTCCGACCGGGGGTACGGCAACGGGATGCCGCGTGCCGGGTCGGTGCCACGGTCACCGGCGGCGAGCCGTTCGGGCTGGCGACAGACGCCCCAGTCGCAGGGCGTGCCGGGCTCGTAGTGCCAGCACGCCTGCGGATCGTCGCGGTTCACGGTTGCCCCTCGCCGTACAGTTCGTTTCGTAGCCGCAACTCCTCGGCCGTCAGGTCTTTGCCGTACAGGAACGCTGTGAAGATCGTGACCGTCACGCCGTCCCGCTTGCGTTGGTGTGGGCGTACGGCGCGTTGACTGTCGTGGCCGGGTGGGAGATCACATCCCGAGGCGCCCCAATAGACGTCGCAGGTTTCGGATTCGTCGCGGCAGCCGCACAGGCACCCGTCGTCGTCTTCGCGGTGCGGGATCAGCTCACCCCAACGGCTCACGACTACCCCTCGGCCTGGTCGAGCGCGAGGCTGATCCGGCGCGCCGATCCCTCGATGGCGAGCGCAGACGTCTCGTGACCCATCAACCGGGCGCTGGCCGCGTCGGCGTGGAGGGCGGCCACGGCCTTCTGCACTCGTTCCACGGCGGCGAGCAGTACGGGGCGGGTGGGTTTCTCGTACGGCTCCCACCATGCGGGCGGCTCCACCAGCAACGGGACGGTACGGAGTTCGAGGGCCGCGCAATCCTCCCGCTCGTCGAGCAGCACGCGCCCGTTCTCGCCTCGCACCATGACCTCGACACGGATGGCGCGTCCCGTGTCGGCGTCGACGATGGTGAGGTCGCCGTCTATGGGTACGTCGCGGGAGTCGATGTGGTTGGCGGCGAGCCAGTCGCAGAGTTCCTTGCGGCGGCCGTCCAGTTCGAGCGCCATGGTCACGCCTCCGGGGTGTCGGGCTTGTACAGGGCGAGGGCACTGAGGTGCGGCTCGACCACCGCGAACGCGCGCTCGCCGGGAGTCGGCTCCGGGTCCGGTACAGGCAGGCCGAGATCCTCGCGCAGCCATTCGGGCATGGGCGTCGGAGCGGGCCCAACAACCTTGACGAGGAGCCTCGGCTCCACCAAGCGCGTGCCAAGGATTCTCTCGGTGAGCGCGGTCATGTGCTCCTGGATGATCGGCGGCATGATGCTCTGCGAAGGCGCGGGGCGTTCGGCCTCCGGTCGATCCAGCGCCGCCCGCTGCTCCTCGGTGAGCCCGTACCCCTCGGCCAGCGCGAGCAGGGTGGGGCAGTCGTTGACGTGCGGAGTGTTGGGTTCGGAGCAGTAGTCGGCGCCGTCGTAGCCGCAGCCTTCACAGACGTAGTCGTCGTACCACCTGCGATCCCTGGGCGCGTGTACAGCGAGGATCTTCCGGTCGGCGGCACACCGGCGGAGGACGGCGGCCGGGTCATGAAGGGCGATGTGCCGCGCGTCTTCGATGCGCTCGACTCCGCCGCCCTCGTGGCCATGGCCGACCACGTCGACCTCGCCGGGTACGGTGCCGACGCCCGCGTCGAAGTCGGTCTGCCAGTTGTACTCGGTGACGTGCCAGGGGCCGGGCGTTGCGGCTCTGGCGGCGGCCTCGCGCTCGTCGATCTGCTGGACGATCCAGCCGTGCAAGTCAGGCATCGGTCTCCTCCTCGTCAAGCGGCTTCACCCGGTGTGCGTTGTCAGGCTTGCCATGCAGAGCCAGCCAGCGCGACCGGAATTCCTCCACCTGCGCCTCGGAGAGTGAAGCGGTCCAGGTCGAGGGTTCGAGAGTGAGGCGCCGGTCGGGGAGTCGCTCCCACGAGTACGGCTTACCGAACAGCCACACGGTGCGCAGCGCGTCAGGGTCACGGATCACGAGGACTTCCGGTGCTTGTAGTCGAACATGCCGCAGCTGGCACACAGGCCACTGTCGGCAGAGGTGGCGGGCACCCGGTAGGCGGAGCATGTGGCGCCGTCCACAGGCTTCCGTCGGGCGAGGAACCGGTTCACGGCGTCGCAGTACTTGGAGAACGCGACCGCCAGCCAGGGCATGGCGAGGAAGAGGGCCGCGAGCAGGCCGAGCGGGATCAGGTAGAACACGTCTGCTCCTCAGTCGCCGTTGCGGTCGTCGATGACGTACGCGCTGCCATCCCACGAGAACGACAGGGTGTTGTCGTCGACCCCGAGGTACTGCCTGCCGTGCGGGGCGAGGTCCACGCCGTGCGTGCGGGTGATGTCGGCCATCGCGTCGAGTGCGGAACCGAGCCTCCGGAGCTGCTCGGCGGTCAGGTTGAGAGGAGCGCTCACGGGGTCGACTCCCCTTCAGCCGGCGCACGGTGCGGGGTGGCGCCGGCGTGGTGGTCGGTCCACAGCGTCTTGCCCGCGTCGCCCATGCGGGGCCCGACGTGGTTCTCCGGGTGTCCGGCCTCGCGGGTGCACTGGACGGGGCCGCCGCCGAGGACGTGGGGGCCTTCGATGGTGGCGGTGCAGTCGGGCTTGCCGTCGGGCATGGGTTGCTCCCGGGATGTGTAGTGGACGCTGGTGCCGCAGCCGCAGGGCGTGTCGTACGTGCAGGTGCAGATGGTGCGGCCGTCTGCGTCGGTGAGCACCGCGGGACTGTTGTGGGCTTTGGCGATATAGCGGAGCACGGTGGTGATCGCGGATCGGGTCGCCGTGTTCACGAAGGCGCCGACCTGGACGGGCCCTTCGGTGGCGTCGAGGTGCCGGGCGGCGAGGATGGTTGATCCGTCGGGCGGGTCGATGGCGATGCCCTTCGGGCTGGGTGCGGTCTGCCCCTTCGGCTGACCGAGGGCGGAGACGATCGCGTCGGCGAGCGCGGCCACCCACTCCTGCGTGTCCGGGGACTCTTCAAGCAGGTACGAGACGCTGTCGAGGCCGTAGTCGTCGAAGGGGAAGCGGCGAATCGTGTCGGCGACGACTTCGCGGCGGTCGTTGGTGGCCATGGGGAGGGGCTCCTCGGGGTGGCGTTCGGCAGCATGCCGGTCCCGTGCACGCTCGGCGGACTCCTGCGTGTAGTGGTCGAGCGACAACCAGCCGTCGCAGGTGCTGGCGCCCCAGCAGCGGAACACCCAGGCGCTCTCACCCCGGTCGTTGCGGTACGGCTCGACGACCAGCGGATCACCAGACGTCTCACCCTGGGCGATGTGCTCCGGGCGGGCGAAGGGAACGAAGCCGGACGGGGGTTCGGCCGCGCCCGGCTCCTCCGGCTCTTCCAGCGCGCGGGTGACCGCATCGAGGAGGCGCCGCACCTGGCCCGGCTCCAGCGTCATCAGCAGCCAGGAATCCCGGAGCCCCGTCACGCGGGCGACGGTCGCCCACGCCTGCCGGTCCTCTTCGAGACGCCGCACGTGGTTCATCTCGAAGCACTCGCCGGCCGTCGCCGTGTAGCCGATGACCCGCCTCGCCACATCGAGGCGCTCCTCAGCGGACGCCTGATTGAAGCGGGCGATCCACTGACCGGGGGTGGGGACCGTGAGCGGGTCCCAGCCATGCTCCTCGCCTGCGTGGAGGCGGGTGAGTTCGGCCTCGGCCTGCCGCGCGCGCTTCTGCGCCGCGTCCCGCTCGTCCAAGAATCCGCGCGCCGCCAGCTCGCGAACAGTGGCGAGTTCGGTGATCCGGGGTGCGATGTCGTCACCGACCTCGTCGGCGGTGAAGTAGCCGTCGCGTACGAGGGCTTCGCGGACGAGACGGAGGCGCGCCTCGGCGTTGTCTGCGCGGGTGCGCTGCTGCTCGGTCAGCAGCTCGGCCGGGACTTCGGACATGCGCGTGAGCGTCTCGGCGGGGATCGGCGTGCACACGGTGGTGCCCTCTATGTCCCGGGCGGGCGGGATGCCCCCGAGGACGGCGTGCACGTTCTCGGCCTGGCCGATCCGGTCCATGGCCTGTGTGGCGCCCCGGAACCAGTCGGGGTCGATGCGGGCCATCTTCCGGATGGCGTCGTGCAGTTCACGCTCGGGCAGCGAACGGACCGTGGCGGCCGGGCTGGTCCGCCAGTCTTCGGCGAGTTCGAGGATGAGCGCCGCTGACTCCGCGTCGTAGCCGACGACTTGGTACAGGGCCTGGTCGGCGATGTTGACCTGATCGGCGCCCACCAGGGCCGCGCCCCAGCCGTGTTCGGTGAGGACGTTGAGCGCCATCTGGGCGCGGGCCGGGGCGGTGTCGACGCGGACGCCGTGGCCGAGTTGGCGGGTGAGTTGGATGTCGCCGAGGCCGGGGCAGTCGTGCCCGCCATCGGGGAGGCCGGGCTGGAGGCAGGTGGCGCAGACGCTCACGGGGTCTCCTCGGTGCGGTCGTGGCGCCCGCCGTGCGGGATCGCGGCCAGTTCCCGCAGTCGCGGCAGGTGTTCGGCCGTAGTACCGAAGGAGCGGGACCGTTCGCAGCGGGCGCACTTGCCGTAGGTGTCGTGCTCCAGCACGGGCCACTCGCACACGCAGGTGGCGTGCGCGGACTTGATGGCCGAACAGTCGTGATGGAACAGGCCGGGCTCGCCCTTCCACCAGCGCCCGCGTGGGCCGCCCCACTGGTGGGAGATGTTGACCTGGTCGCCCTTGACGGAGCGTTGGCCGCACCAGGCGCAGCGGGTGAGGAGTCGCCGCCGGAGCTGCTGGTAGGTACGGAACTGGATCTTGTAATGGTGGATGTGGCAGCGCCAGCCGCGCGTGCGCCTCCACGTGCCGTCGCGGCGTTGGACGCGCTTGCTGCACACGGACAGGCCATCGCGTCCGCCGGGCTCGCGATGCCACACAGTGATCAGGGACGGGAAGTAGTAGTCGCGGCCGGCCAGGCGCCAGAACGCGCTGTAGCTGGAGGGGCGCCACCAGGGGAATGCTCCGTCGCGGTGGGGCGGGTCCTGGCCGCAGCTGGGGGTGCAGGTGTGGTGGAGGCGGATGCGCCAGCGCACGGACGCGTGGCCCGCCGCGGGAAGAGGCGAGCGCTCTGGCCAGGGGCGGCGGATCTCGAACGCGACGGTCAGCGGGTCATGCACGGGGGGCCTCCTTCGTGGTGGTGGTGCCGCATTCGGCGGAGGGGAATCTCAGGGGCGGCGTGCAGCCTGTGACCTGCGTCAACTTCCCCAGATGCCGGGGCACTTGGACCCATCCCGGCGTAAAATGACCATGAGAAGACCCCCGCGACTGCGTCAACAGTCCGGGGGCATGGCCGACCTGAGAAAGCAGATCGACATGACCGAGATTACCCTCGCCTGTGCGCGCTCGACGAAGCGGCGCCCCCACGGCAGCACGGGAACTCCAACGGGCTACATCACCCATCGGGGGAAGCGGGAGCCTGTCTGCGGGCCGTGCATGGATGCCTGGCGCGCCAAGGAAGCTGAACGGAAGGCGAACATGAGCCCCGTCTTCCTGGCGCGCGAGCGGGCGAAGAGCGCTGAGCGGGCCCGTCGGAAGCGGATGGCGACGAGCCCCTGCCTGGCCCCCGCTCCAAAGCACCCGAACGGACAGCAAGGAACACTCGACGGATACCTCGCACACGTAGCGGCTGGACAGTGGCCATGCGGCGAATGCCGGGAGGCTGCTGATGCGCACGACTTCGGCCCGCTGTGCGCGCGACCGACTGCGACGCATCCGCAGGGGCGAACCGGAACCCGGGCCGGGTATCACGCGCACATGTATGCGGGTGAGCCTGCGTGCACAGCATGCCTGAATGGAAACGCGGCAGCTCAGGCGCGACGTCGCGTGGACGACCCCGAGTTGGCCCTTCGCGGTTCTCTGTGGTCTAAATACCGGCTGTCGCTGGAGGCGTACAAGGCCATGCTCGACGCGCAGGGCGGTGCGTGCGCCATATGCAGGATTGACTCCCCCACGGACATCCGCACCAGCCGTTTCCACGTCGACCACGATCATGCTTGCTGCCCTACGTCGCGGAAGACCTGCGGTAAGTGCATCAGGGGTCTGCTCTGCCACGCTTGTAACACCGCGCTCGGCAACTTCCAGGACGACCCGGGGCGGCTGCGTGCTGCTCTCGTCTACCTGGCGGGCCATCGGAGTTAGCCTCCTCCTCGCTCCTGCTCGCCCGGCTGCTTCGCGTCGCGGAGTCGGGCGAGTTCGGCTTCGACGTCGGTGAGCCGGTCTTCGTGGTCGGTGACGCGCCGGTTGATCTGCCGCGCCCACTGGGCGACTTGAGCGAACCCGAGCGTCATGCTGTTGACGATCTGGCGTTCCTCGCTGGTGAGTTCGTCTAGGCGGACGTTCTCGGTGAGGTCGTGGCCCTTGTCGAGGGCGTTGCCTGCCTTCTCGATCTGCTTCCCGGCGAGGGGGATTTGCTGGGCGGCTGTGACGATGCGGTAGCCGGTTTCGGGGACGTTCTCGACGGCGCGTGCGTCGTTCTTCAGGAGCCGGTTTGCGGCTTGTCGGGCTGCGGCTTGGATGCGGGGGCGTTGGGTTTTGGGGTTGAGGTTGAGGGCTTTGGCGAGGGTGTCGTAGGTGATGGTGCCGTTAACGGGGGTTTTCTTGAACAGGTCGTAGACGGTTCGCCATTGAGCGGTGTCGCCTTTGGGTTTGAAGGGCATGTGCCGTCTCCTTCCTGCGGGTGATGCTCCGAGCCTTGCCAAGCCTCGCCGGACCAGACCGAGCCCTGCCTTGCCGCGCCCGTCCCTGCCGCGCAGGCGCCAATGTATCGCATAAATATGCAACATGTGGCCGGATCCGGCGTGCACAGCTATGTAATAGCAGGTCAGAGGCATAATGAACACGTTCAAAACTTGCTCCCGTAGTGCACAATTAGCCACGTGACCGCGCAGCCGACCCGCCCGTCACGGCCGAACGGGAGGCATAAAACGATGGCCGACGCATACCCATGCATCACCAACGCCGCCCCCGAACAGGCCACCGCGCACGCCGCCCGAAAGGGGGCGTAACCCGATGCCGTTCATTGACCTCCCCGACCGCATCCCCGGCCTGCGCATGCGCGCCCGGGGCGACCAGCCCTGGTATCAGTTCAAGAACATCGCCGCCGACGAGGCAGAGCTGTTCCTGTACGACGAGATCGGGGGCTGGGGCACCCTCGCTGAGGACTTCATCGCCGAGCTGAAGACCATCACCGCACCGAAGCTCCGGGTGAGAATGTCGAGCCCTGGCGGTTCGGTGTTCGAGGGCATTGCTCTGGCCAACGCCCTGCGCACTCACCCGGCCGAGGTCACCGTCCAGGTGGACGGCATCGCCGCATCGATCGCATCAGTCATCGCCATGGCCGGCGACCGGGTAGTGGTCCAGCCCCAAGCGATGATCATGTGTCATGACGCGTCCGGGATGTGTCTCGGGGACGCGCAGGACATGCAGGACATGGCGGATCTCCTCGACAAGATCTCCGGAAACATCGCCGACGCCTACGCGGCGAAGGCGGGCGGCACCCGCGAGGAGTGGCGCGAACTCATGCGCGCCGAGACCTGGTACACCGCCGAGGAAGCCGTCGAGGCGGGACTCGCGGACGAGTGCATGCCGATCCCCAAGCGCGGCGAGGACCAGCCCGAGCCCGAACCGGAGATGCGGAAGTCGTTCGACTTCGCCGCCTACGGCTATCAGGGCCCGAAGCAGCCGGAAGACAAGTCGACGCTGACCATCGACATCGGGACCGCGCTCGGCGAGCAGATCGCGAACGCCCTCCGCGCCTCCGTCACCCCCGAACCCGCCACGCCGGCCGTCACCGACACCGCCGTCGCCCCCCACAACACGGCAGTCGAAGACGGCACATGGGACAAGGGCGTCAACGTTGGCCGCCTCCCCTCTCCACTGCCGGTGGCCACCGTGAAGAAGGTGTACGCGGTCTACGACGAGACCCGCGCCGAGGACGGCAGCCTCCCCAAGGACGCCTGCAACCTCCCGCACCACTTCGTCGACGCCGACGGCACTCCCGGCGCCGCGTCCGTCGCGGCCGTACGCAACGCCCTCGCCCGCCTCCCGCAGACCGAAGGCCTCACGGACACCGAGCGCGACGAAGCCGAACGCCACCTTCAGGCACACCTCGACGCCTACAACGACGGCGCCGACCAGACGGCCACCACCCCCGAAGCACAGCGGATCGTCGTGCAACTCGACACGGCCGCACTCGCCGCAGCCCTCATCGAAGCCAGCCGGCCCGCGCCCGCCACGGCCACCCCCGAGCCCATCGCAGCAACCGGACTCGCCGCACGCACCGCCCACCTCAAACCCGCCCGACCGGCAGCCCCCACCTGGCGGGACCGCGTCGCCCACCTGAACCCGCCGTCCAGCGCGACGACGCAACCCGCCCCATAAGGAGGCACCCATGGCACCCACCATCGCCGTCCCGCGCACCGAGGACGAACTCGCCGAAGCATTCTCCGACCCCGAACTCTTCGCCAAGTTCACTACCCAGGACGAGATGCGCGGCTGGGTCGCCGACTTCGCCAAGGAGTACGCGGCGAACCGGCATGACGCAGGCGAGATCAAGGCGCAGATCAAGGACGAGACCGAGAAGGTCGTCGCCAAGATGCTCGCCGAGCTCGGCGTGAAGGACCCCACCAACACGGCCCGACGCCTCGACCTCACCCCCGCCAGCGCACCCTCCGCCGCGCGCGCGGCCGGCTACAACCCGAACGCCCCGGGCGCGAAGGTCGACAGCCTCTTCCCCGGCGGGACCCGGGACTTCCTCAAGGCGACCTGGCACAAGGCCGCCACCCCGGAAGCCCTCGCCCTTCAGGGGAAGATCCGGGAGATCCAGAACAGCTTCGGCAGCACGGTGCCGTCCGACGGCGGATTCCTGATCCCGGAGTATCTGCGCTCCGAGCTGCTTCAGGTGGCGCTGGAGAAGTCCCTGATCCGGCCGCTCGCCCGCGTCATCCCGATGGAGACGCTCACGGTCCCGTTCCCGACCATTGACACCACGTCGAACGCCTCCTCGGTGTTCGGCGGGGTGATCGCGTACTGGACGGAGGAGTCCGGGGCGCTCACCGACACGAACGCCAAGTTCGGCCGCGTGAAGCTCGAAGCCAAGAAATTGACCGCGTATTCCGAAGTCCCCAATGAGCTGTTCACCGACTCGGTCATCAGCCTGGAGTCGTTCATCGGGCAGGTGTTCCCGCAGGCCATCTCCTGGTTCGAGGACGTCGCGTTCTTCTCCGGCACCGGCGCGGGCGAGCCCCTCGGCTTCCTCAACGCGGATGCCGCCGTGCCCGTCACCAAGGATGCCGGGCAGACCGCGAACACGATCACCTGGCCGAACATCGTCAACATGTACTCCCGCATGCTGCCGTCCTCCCTCGGGTCAGCCGTGTGGATCGCACACATCGACACGATGCCGCAGCTCGCGCAGATGGCCCTCAATGTCGGCACCGGCGGCTCCGCGATCTGGTTCACCAACGGCGCCGAGAAGTACCCGATGACCATCCTCGGGCGGCCGGTGTACTTCTGCGAGAAGGCGGCCAGCGTCGGCAGTGCGGGCGACATCAACTTCGTCGACCTGTCGTACTACCTGATCGGCGACCGGCAGACCCTCATGGCCGACACGTCGCCGCACTACAAGTTCGCCAACGACCAGACGGCGATGCGGTTCATCACCCGCGTCGACGGACGGCCTTGGATTCAGAGCGCCATCACACCTCAGACCGGATCCAACACCCTCAGCCCGTTCGTGAAGATCGCGGCCCGCGCCTGACCAACCGCCAGCCCCGGCCAGCAGTAACGCCCTGACCGGGGCCACATCCACAGAGGCAATCAATCCCCTCCAGGAGGGCACCATGGAAGGCCTCGGCCGTCTCTTCGACATCTCCACCTGCTTCACCCCGGTGGACACACAGACCGGCACGAACACCGGGAAGCGCGTCTCCCTCCGTAACGCGGGCGGCGTCACCATCGTCTTCTACAAGGGCGCAGGCACCGCCAACGATGACCCGGTCATCACCCTGAACGAGCACACCGCAAGCTCGGGCGGCACATCCCAGGTTCTGGCGGAGCTCACCAAGCACTACCGGAAGCAGGAAACCACCCTCGACGGCGACGAGACGTGGACTGCGGTCACTCAGGCCGCCGGGTCCACGATCACACTGAACGCCACTTCCGCCGAAAGCGAGGGCATCTACGTCATCGAGCTGGAATCCACTCAGCTGTCCGACACGTTCGACTACATCTCGGTCGATGTGGCTGACACCGGTTCGGCGGGTGCGCAACTCGGCTGCGCTCTATACATCCTGCGTGACCTCGCCGTGGGCCGTACGCCCGCCAACCTCGTCGCCCCCCTGAGCTGAGAGAGGACCACACCCAGCCATGGCTTCCACTCAGTCCAGTTTCAGCACCCTGTTCTCCCGCCACACACCGGGCGGGATCTACACGTTCGCCGGGATCGACCAGGCGCCCGGCGACGTGTGGTTCGTCGACGGTGCGACCGGCAGCGACGCGGCCGGATACGGGGTGTCCCCCGACGCCCCGTTCGACACCCTCGCCTACGCCTTCAGCAGCGACTCCGTCACCTCGGGCGACGTCGTGTACCTGATGCCCGGCCACACCGAGTCCATCGGCGGCGCCGCAGCCATCGCCATGGATATCGCCGGTGTGCGCGTCGTCGGCCTCGGCAAGGGTTCCGCACGCGCCACCTTCACATGGACCGCAGCCGCCGGAACATGGACGATCGCCGGAGCGAACTGCACCGTCGAGAACGTCCTGTGCACCACGTCGGGCACGATCGACGTGACCGCCGGGATCCTCGTCACCGGCGCCGATGTGACGGTCCTCGACATGGAGGCCCGCGACAATGCCGCCACCTCCCAGTTCGTGGACTTCCTCGGCTTCGGTACTGGCGCGGCACGCGGCACCGTGAAGCGGTTCAAGTTCCTCGGCAGCGGGACCGGCGATGCCAACGCGTCGGCATGCCAGGTCACCGCGGCTGTGGACGGGTTCCGGGTGGAGGATTTCTGGGCGATCGGCCTGTTCGCCGCTGCCGGGCTGGAGACGACTGCGGCGAACACCAACATGCTCGCCAAGGGCGTCTACGTGGAGCAGCAGCACGCCACCACCGACGCGGGCATCACTCTGCACGCATCGACGACGGGCCTGCTCATCGACTGCGTCGTCAAGTCCGCGACCAACGACGCGAACGGCTTCAACAACGCGATGGTCGGTGCGGGTGCGGCCTGGTTCAACCCGCTGGTGTGCAACCTGGCCGGTGAGCGTGGCGGGGCTCCGCTGACCGCGTCGGCGGCAGCCTGACATGGCGGGGTCGGTGACGCTGACGTCGTCCGCGGTGGCGGGCGGGGCGGGGGTACGCAAGTACAGCCTCGACTGGACATCGGACGCGTCCGGCGACGTGTCCGGGAATTCGGTGACCCTGCCCCCGGGGACGATCATCGCCGTCACCTTCACCCCGGACTCCGGCGGCACGCAGCCGACCGACCTGTACGACGTGACGATGACCTGCGATGTGCATGGGGTCAACATCTTGGACAACGGTGCGGGCACGAGCATCGGCGCGAACCTGTCCAACGTCACGGGCACACACAAGGTGCCGTTCATTCAGGGCGCCACGGAGACGTTCGTGAGGCAGTGGGCTCACGGTGGCGGCTACACCCTCGTGGTGGCTGCCGCCGGTAACGCCAAGGGCGGCGTCGTGGACGTCTACATCGCGCCGGGGGTGCTCTGACATGTCGCTGGAGATCTGCGCATCGTGCTCGACCCGGTATGCGGTCGGCCTCACGGCGTGCCCGAACTGCCGGTCTGTGGAGCGTGCGGACGGGCCTGCGGTCGAGGTGCCGCTGTGGGCGGACACCGCGTGTCCCAATACGGCGTGTCCGGCGGCCGGCGTGCAGCGGCGGGTGATGTTGCCGCGGCCTGCGGTGGGGGTGGTGGAGCTTCCGGCGTTGCTGTGTGCGCGGTGTGGGTGGGCGCTGCCGCTGGTGTGGCCGGGCCCCGACGTGGAGAGCGATGGAGATTCGATGAGCCCGAAGATCACCCGCCATGGCGGGCCGAGCAACAAGCGCGACCCCGAGAGCGCCGCTGCCGCCGAGCCAACGTCCACGCCCGCGGCGGCAGCGGACCAACCCGAACCCGCGTCGCCCGCAGACGCCATGTCGGAGGCGGGCGTTGAGGTCAGTGCAGGGCCGGCCGGCGGCCTGCCCGATCCGGAGGGAGGCGAGTCGCCATCGCCTGGGAACAGCTCCTCGACATCCACCGAGAAGCCATCGGATACGCCCGAGCCGAGCAAGCCAGCGCCCCGCAAGCAGACGCTGGCGGCGAGCCGCTCGACTCGGGCCCGGACGGAGAACTCTTCAGCAAGTTCTCCGGCTACCAGTGGCCCCGAGACGGACGCCCCTACTGACGACGAGGGCGAGGTGTAGCCGATGCAGCCGAGCGTGGGCCGCATCGTCCACTACGTCAGCTACGGCACGCCGGGCGGCGAGTACGCCCGCGAGTGCCGCGCCGCGATCGTCACCGAGGTTATCAACCCCGACCTCGTCGGACTCGCCGTCCTGAACCCCACCGGGATGTTCTTCAACAGGGAGATCACGCACGACGAGAGCGGGACCGTCGGCGGCACGTGGCACTGGCCCGAGCGCACCGCCTAACCCACCACGCCACAACGCCGAGGAAGGAGGTACGGCAGATGACCGCAACCGGCTACGTCTCCACGACCGGCGACACCCGCAAAGTGGATGTCGCAGGCGACACCATGACCGGCGAACTCGTCCTGCCCGACTCCTCCCCCGACACGACACTCGCCGCAGGCTCAAAGGGCTACATCGACACACAGGTCGCAACACGGGCAGCAGCAGCCACCCAAGTCATCGCCGGAACCGGACTCACCGGCGGCGGCACCCTCGCCGCCGACCGAACCCTCACCGTCTCGTTCGGCACAACCAGCACGACCGTCTGCGTCGGCAACGACAGCCGCCTCTCGGACACCCGTACCCCGACCTCGCACGCCGCCTCGCACGCCGCGGCCGGAGCGGATGCGGTGACGCTGACACAGGCGCAGATCACCGGCCTGACTGCGGCGCTGGCCGCACTGGCGCCGCTGGTAGGGGCGACGTTCACGGGTGCGGTCGTCGTCGACGATGCGAACTTCTCGGTGCTGGGCACGGACAAGGGCTACCGCTTCCGACCCCTCGGTTCACGCCTGGACTGCGAGGCCACCGGCTCGGACTGGATCTTCTCCGTGTTCTCCGGCACCGCGTTCGACGGCACGCAGCGCACCTACCTGCGTCTCGAATCCGGCGTCACCCTGGCGCACGCCTGCGGCACGTGGATCTTCGCCGATACTGCGGACTCAGGAGCCGTGCACACCCTCGACGGGACCGGGAACAAGCTCGGCTTCCACGGCGCGACGAGCGTCGCTCAGCAGACCGTCACCGGCTCCCGCGGCGGGAACGCGGCACTCGCCGACCTGCTCACCAAGCTCGCCACGCTCGGGCTGATCGTCGACGGGAGCAGCGCGTAATGACCGATGTCATCGCAGGCCAGTCCGTCACGCTGCTCGGGCAGTTCTACGACTTCGAGGGCGGCAGTCTCACCGACCTGGATGCCACCCCGTCGATCGCCGTCACCAGCATCGCCACCGGTTCGACCGCCCTCGCCTCGACCACATCCGGGGTGACGCATCCCGCGACGGGCTCGTACGGCTACGCCTGGACGCCTTCCTCGTCGCTCACCCCCGGCAGCTACCTCGCCACCTGGTCCGGGCTGAAGAGCGCGGCTGCGGTCACCGCGACCGAGACTGTCACCGTCTACGCACCCGCCTCCGCCGAACAGACCAACACCAGCCCGGACGGCGTCTGGTACGCCACCCGCGAAGAGGTGAAAGCGGAGCTGGACGTGAAGGAGACGGCCCGCTCCAACACACGCATCGACCGCACCCTCGAAGACGCCTCCCGCCGCATCGAAGGCCTCTGTCACCGCAGGTTCTTCCCCGCACAGGCCACCCGCTACTTCGACTGGCCATCCCCCTCCAGCAGCACCTCATGGATCCTGCGCCTCAACCGCCAGGAACTCGTCTCCGTCGCCACACTCGCATCCGGCGGCACGACGATCACCTCCAGCCAGTACAACTTGGAACCCGTCAACGACGGGCCCCCCTTCAACCGCGTCGAGATCGACCTCGGCGAGGACGCCAGCTTCGGCGGCGGCGACACCCACCAGCGCGACGTACAGATCGCCGGACTGTGGGGCTACCGCAACACCGAGACCACGGCCGGCGCTCTCGCCGAAGCCCTCGACGCCAGCGAGACCAGCGTCGACGTCACCGGCGCGACATCCGCTGCCGCCGGTGTCGGGTCGATCCTGCGCATCGACTCCGAACGGGTCATTGTCACCGACCGACAGCAGCTCAGCACCGGGCAGACCCTCGGCGGCAGCATCACCAACCAGAACAACATCGTCACCGTCGCCGTGCAGACAGGCACCGCGTTCACGGCCGGCGAGTCGATCCTCATCGACTCCGAGCGCATGCTCATCGAGGACATCGCCGGGAACAACCTCACGGTGCGCCGGGCGTGGGACGGCTCGACGATCGCCGCCCATACGGTCGGCGTGACCATCTACGCGCCGCGCACCCTCACCGTCACCCGCGGCGCGCTCGGCACCACAGCTGACACGCACGGCGATGCGAGCACCGTCTACCTGTGGCGGCCACCCGGACCGATCCGTCAACTGTGCATCGCCGAAGCCCTCACCGACCTGCTGCAAGGCCGCTCCGGGTACGCCCGCACGTCGGGCTCCGGAGACTCCGAGCGGGAGTCGTCGGGGCGCGGACTGAAGGACCTGCGGGACCGCATCTACAGCAGCGAGCTGGGCCGCAAGGGCCGGACGAGGAGCATCTGATGCGCCTTGATGTGTCCACCGACGTCCGCGGCCCCATGTCCGACGGCCGTGCCGTACGCGTCCTCAACTCGTACGTGGACCACCTGGAGCGCCAACTCGCCGACACCGGCCGCGGCATCCTCCTCGACGAACTCGACCGCGTCCTCAAAACGCAAACCCCGTACTACACGACCCGCATCGAAGTCGTCGACGGCACCAAGATCTGGGACAACCGCGTCATCTACGGGCCATGGCTGGCGGGCATCGGGTCCCGGAACTATCCGGTGACGAAGTTCAAGGGCTACGACCACTGGATCACCACGCGCGCCCAGCTCAACGCCCGCAAGCAGGGCATCGGCGAACGGCTCCTGCGCCGCTACACGGGCAGGATGTGATGCGCCGTGGCTGACCTCGACCTCGCCGCCTACCGCAGCGCAGCCATGTCGCATGCCCAAGGGCTCGGCATGTTCGAGCAAGTGCTGGGACACGAGCCCGTCTCGGCTCCCGGTTCCGGCCTGATCTACGCCCTGTGGGTATCGGACCTCGTAGCGGTCCCGGCGCGGTCCGGCCTGAACGTGGTGTCGGTCCGCCTGGAACTGACCGGGCGGGTGTTCATGCCCGCCGACAGTCAGCCCGAAGACGACGTCGACACGGCGGTCACAGGCGCGGTGAACGGGCTGATGCGCGAGTACTGCGGCGACTTCACCCTCGGCGGGACCGTCGCAAACGTCGATCTCCTCGGCGCACACGGCGCCCCGCTGCGGGCGAAGTTCGGATACGCCCGATTCGACTCGACAACGTACCGGGTGGCCACGCTCACTATCGGGCTGATCATCAACGACGCGTGGACGGAGGCCCCGTAGTGGCAAAGACCTCGGGACTTGGTGACAATTTTTACCTGCACGGCTACGACGTCAGCGGCGACATCGGGTCCATCAGCACCTCCGGCGGCCCGGCCCTCCTCGACGTCACCGGCATCGACAAGTCCGCCTATGAGCGCATCGGTGGACCGCGTACCGGCGGTATGTCCTGGTCGGCGTTTTTCAATCCGGCCACCAACCAGGCGCACCTCCGGCTGTCGACGCTGCCCCGGACCGACGTACACGCCGCCTACTTCCGGGGCACCACGTTGGGCAATCCCGCCGCCTGCATGGTCTCCAAGCAGATCAACTACGACGGCACGCGCGGCGCGGACGGCTCATTCACCTTCGCCGTCGAGGCCCAGTCCAACGGGTTCGGTCTGGAGTGGGGCAGGTCGCTGACGGCCGGCGTGCGCACGGATACGGCGGCGACGAACGGGACGGGCATCGACACCGCGGCGTCCGCCTCGTTCGGGGCGCAGGCCTACTTGCAGGCGCACGCGTTCACGGGCACGGACGTGACGGTGAAGGTCCAGGACTCGGCGGACAACGTCACGTTCGCGGACGTCACCGGGCTCAGCTTCACGCAGCTCACGGCGGGGCGGACGGCGGAGCGGCTGGCCACCTCGAACACGGCGACGATCCGGCGCTACCTGCGGGCGGTGACGGTGACGACGGGCGGTTTCACGTCGCTCGCGTTCTCCGTGGTGATCGTGAAGAACGAGATTGCGAGCCAGGTGTTCTGATGACGATGCAGATCAATAGGCCGATCCCGCGCCTTCCCGCTTCGGCGCGGAAGACGTTCTCGATCCTCATGCCGACCGAGTCGCACTGGCGGAAGGCCACCTGCGCCGAAGTGGACTGCCCCCGCTATCTGAAGGGGTGGAAGGCGCAGGTCGAGGTGATGACTCCGCAGCAGATCGGCTCCATCAAGCGCGGCGGGTGGCGGTACCGGGAGTTGTCTGTGGCGCCGGGCGAGACGTGGTGGCTGTTCGAGGCTGGGCAGACCTGTTTCCAGGCTCCGGATCACCGGATTCAGCTGGGCAAGCCGGAGTTGTTTGTGGTGCGGGACGGGGACTGGCGGGGCAATCCGCGCAGGACTCCGGTGCTGCGGCACAAGCGGCCGGAGTTGTGGGAAACAGGTCT